GCCAATATTTAATCGACTATTTGCGTTATCCCACGCCCAATTAGCCGAAGCCGCAAACGAGCCAGCAGGCGTAGAGTTAAACTGAACTTGCCCGGCGCTGCCCGCTGGAGTGCCGCCACCGCCACCACCTGTTGCGCTCACAGTTGCCACGCCGTTACTCTTTGTCACTGTGACGTTTGTTCCTGCAACTACGTCAACGATTGGCAGTGTGACTGTTTTGGCAGGTTGATTGTCTGATGATAGCGATGCTGACAGCGTTTGCCCTGATAGGCTAAATGTGTCTATTGTTTGCAGTTCGTTTGTGGCTGATTGGTCTGCGACTGTTGCAGCCTCCCATCGTGTATTGGTGGTGTTGTAGGTTAGTACCTGGCCGTTTGATGGTGCAGGCAGGTACACATCATGTAGTTCGCCTAATTCGTAGCCATTTTGAATATGCACGGATATTTCACCGCTTCCTGCATTGCTTTTTACACAATATCCGATTAACACCAAATGATCGGGCGCTGTGGTTTTGGTTTGTGTGATTCCGCCCGCTGTTGTCGGTGACAGGTACAGCGCCGAGCCTTCGGTGAATGCGGATGTGTTGATGCCTGAAATAAGACCTTCGGCAACGCAGTAACCTTCCGCGTTGTTCAGTACCGTTTCATCCATCACGCCAAGCGTGTTGGCGCTAAGGCTGTCAGCTGATGCGAGCGCCTTTTTTACTGCAACCCGATTGCCCTGAGCGCCTGAAACGTACACAACTTCACCCTTATTGATTGTGCCGCCTGACTTGTTTACTACGATGAATTTCAGACGTAGTGCATCTGTGGAACCACCACCGCCGCCGCCAACACTCTGCCACGCGGAACCATCCCAATAATACAGCTGATTGGCAGCGTTCACGACGAAGTGTGATTGGTGCGCTGTTGGTGTGTAGGCAGGTGGTACGGAACCGGAAATATTTGTCAGTCGGTAACCTGCTGAAATCCATGAAGCGCCGGAAAGGCGGTTTGGATTGACGTACCATTCACCCGTAACCGTATCAATTGCAACGATGTTGCCGGATGCGCCGGGCGTGAATGTAGGAGCGCCTACCGTCTGCGTGATGCCGCCGGAACGATATATATTGTTCTGCGCCGTCACAAGCGAACTGACAAGAAGAAAGAAAAGTAAAAGCCTCCGTTTCATGGTTTATTGTAGTCGTTTTAACACTCCTCCAGGAAGCGTAACGTGATTTGCTGATGTTATGTAGAAGTCACCAACGGACAGGCCGCCGGAAACCGCTGATTCATCGCTGTCGTATTCGGGCATGGTGTGGCTGTAATTATTCAGGAATTGCGCCAAAGTTCGCCATGACGTGTCGAAATCAACCGATGAATCTTTTACCACAATTTGCCCCGCCGTTCCGCCTTCAGGAACTCCCGCGCCGGGCTGACTGACAGGAAATTGAACGGTAATATTTGCGGGCGAAAGCGTTACTTGAATATCTGACATTATGCCGTGATTTTATCAATTAACGTGATATGCCCGCGAAAAAACACATATACTACGCCTGTGGCAAGTGTTACCTTCAAGTCCATCGAAAGTACATTGTCCAAAGGCAGTACGCTTGTACCGACTGCTTCCGGCGAGATAGTCATCACACCGGAAGCTGCGTTAGTCAGTACAATGCCCTGAGAAGTAGCGGTTGAAAGTGTCATTAGCACAGTGCCGGACGCGTTTTTAATCTGCATTGATGCGGATGCACCTGTCAGGTTAATTGCTGTTCCGGTTGAATCTACGGCGGTCACGGTGAAAGGTATTGTCCGCGAACGATACCACTTCATTGCCACGTAACCGGGGCGCAAATCTAATTCCTGTGCGTCATTGGTCATTTTCGTCTGATTTCCTTGTTGACTGTTGGCGATGTAGCGCGTTCAATCTTTTCAGATTCAAGCGATACCGCAAGGCCTGAGCGTACCAATTCTTTAGCACGATTTTCCGGTGCGTCCACTTCTGCACCTTTGCCGTAACTGAAAGACGGGCCGCCATTCGGGTCATTGCCTACAAGTGATTCAAGTATCCTGATTTTCATGCTTATGAAGCGGCTGTTATCAGGTGTTTAACGGCGGCTGTGTTAATCAGTTCGCCATCAATTCGCATCCATGCCTGAAATCCGACAAGGCCATACTCGCTGTACAGTTCGTCGCGACGGGCAATAATCATATCCTGAGCAATGCGGACGATGTACTTGTTGAAGTCGCCACACAGAATCAGTTTGGAAGCGGCGTTGATGCTGCTGTCCATATCCTGATTAATCCAGTAGCGGCTCCCGTCGATTGTGTCAGGCTGTCCGGCAGCGTAGGAAGGCTGCCAAAGCGGGCGAGCGTCGGACGTGCCAACTTGCAGCTTTTTCAGGTACGCCAAAACAGCGTCGTTGAACATGAAACCGAAGTTCGGAGAGTTGCGGTACGCAGGGTCAATGCTGTGTTTCAGGTCAATTATTTCACCGACCGTTACAGCTGTTGCGGATGCGGCTGTTTTGCCGAGCGTTGACGCAGTAACCACGCCATTCGGGTCGCCTGAACCATCACCAACGGTGCATTCTTGATTCAGGATACGACCGAAACGAGGGCCGAACGCTGCACGCATTTCCGCCTCCACGTTGTAGGCGTTGTCTTGCAGGAGTTCATAGGAAACTTTCATCAGCGAACCGTACTTGTACGCGTCCAGCTGCTTTGTTCCGAAGGTCAGGTCTTGAACCGTGAACTGCGAAGCCTCGCCGACTTTTACCGCTTTGGTGGTTGTGTCGTCCTCTGTCGGCCAATAGAGCGTTTGTCCGCCTTCGGTGCGAAGGATGCGGCAGGCCTGAAGGATGCCGCTGTAATCGAGCATAGCACGCTCAATCTCCGGCTGCCAAAGGTCAGGTACCAGGTAGCCGCCGAGGCTGTCGGTTCCGACGACTTGATTGGATGTACCGCGTTTCTCAGCCTCTTTACGCAGGATATTGCGCTCTTCGTTGGTCAGGTTGGAGTTTCCACCTCGCAGGAATTTCGTGTACGCGCTGCGGTAATCCATTTCCGCGCCTTTGTCGGCATTCGGATTGGCATTTTCGCGTCCGGCGAAGTGCTGTGCGGCCGCGCGGGCTTCAAGTTGTTCGGCCTTTTCGTTCGCCTGAATGGTGGCGGTCAATGCGGCTTCATCAGCCTCCATTTTAGACCAAGTTTGATTTTCTTCAGCGGACATTGCGCGGCCTTCTTTGGCTGCATTCAGCGCAACGGATTTCATCTGTTCGACTATCCGCGCCCGTGAATCGTAGAGTGACTGGATTCCAGTAACCATGTTGATTTATTTTTGGTTGAAAATATCTGCCTTCCGGTCAAGTGCGCGGATTAGCAGTTGATATGTAGCGTCAAGTCCGGCGCTGTTCGTTTGAACGTCCGGCGTGTTTACTCTTGTAATTGTCGCTGCGACTTCATTGATGAATGAAACAGCGTCGTCATGCTTTTGTACCACCATTGCCGCCGTATCTGTGGCAATTGCAGACAGTTCAGGATTAACGGACGCTATCATTGTCAGTTTGTCGGCACACTCTTTGTACTTTCCTACCATCTCATTCAGTTCGCCGATTAACTCAGTCAGCACATCAATCATTTCCGCTTTCGGCTCCATCTCTTCGCCGTAATCTTCGCCCCTGATTTCTTTAGACCGTTTCGCGGCTGTTGTATCAGGATTGGCCGGATAGGTTACGGGTGATGCGTCATAAACAGCGCGAACGGAAGTAATGACGCGGTAATCCTTGCCGTCCTTGTTCATCCACTTGTCACCTTTGGAGCGGCCTGATTCGTCTGTTGAAATTGAGAAGGCCCAGGAACTTTGGTCAACGTCGCCGCGCCTCAATGCTTCTTTTACGTTTTGGCCGGTCGGGCTGTCAGGGAGTTCGGCCATGTACCACATTCCGACTTCGTCAATGCCTACTTTTGCGGTTCCGGCTTTCGTGCGCCCTAAAATCAAATTTTGGTCGTGATTGAAGAGTATCCGCACATCTGACAAGTCAGCGCCATCCAAAGCGCCGCGTTGTATCTCTTCTGTGAACCATCCCATATCATAAGGCACGCCAAATTTCAAGGCATACCCAAAAACGGTATCTTTTCCGCTTTCAGATTGCCTTAACTCAATAGCGCCCACACATGAACGCAGTTCGGTATTATTCGCCTGTTTGCGCTGTTCCTGTTGTTGCATTTGCGTCTGTGGAGTTGTCCGGCGCTGCGTCCGGCGTGATATTGTTCATTGCAGGATTGTAGATTGTATCTGCATCTGCAATTGGATTCAGGTTTTCAAGTACGCGAACTTCGTTAGGTGTCATCCATCCCGGCGAACTGACAGAACCAAGCGCACGCTGATAGTATTCCGCGCGGCTCTGCGTGTCACCCCTGAGCATGGCATCCACATTGAAGCGGAAAAACAGCCTTCCCTTTTCGCCCTCTGTGAGTAACTTCCGGTCAAGTTCGTTTTCAAGGTTCTTCAGGATAGGCCGGAGCGTGTCACGCACGAACTCAAGCGACTGGTGTTCGATGTTGTTGTTGGTTGCGCGGTCAAGTAGGCCGCCCATGTGCATCGGTATCCGGTAGATTCTGAAAATGTCCTGAAGTGATAGTTTCGCCGTTTCGATGAACAAGGCATCTGCCGGCTTCATCATAAGCGGCACGAACTCAAGTCCGCCGTCCAAAATTGGCGTTTTTCCGGCGTTTTCACGTCCGGTATATCGTGCCTGCCATGCCTGAGAAAGGTTCTGCTGTTGGTCGGGGGAAAGTTTACCTGGATGCTTTATGTAGCCGGACATAAAAGCGCCGTTCTTCCAAAGTGCAGCTTGTGTTTCGGTAGTAGCAATGCCAAGTCCGATGTTTTCTCTGAATATGCTGATTGGAGACTTGCCTACAATTCCATCCGTTGACATCCCTTTGACGTGAATAATGTCACGCGGTCTGACAGGCGTTTCACGCTCGCGCATCTGCCCGTTCACTTTGTAATCGTACACACGATACCAAAGATTGCCGTTCAAATCGAGTTCAGGAATCACCCAGTTCGGATTCTCAATAATGCGCAATTTTACCGGACGGCGGTTACCATCTCTGATAATATCAGCGTAAAAATTACCATGCAGCGCAAGGTGTACCATTGCGGTTGCACGGAAATCATAACTCGTGTAGAGTTCGTTTGGCTCCTGTGATATTAGGAAGTTGCGCCTGTCGGAAGTTAGTTGCAGGATCTGCCCTTCTTCGCTTGCATATAACCCGACCGGAAGAGAGGCGATTGATTCAGATAGAATCTTTGCGCAGGTGTACACGCCTGAATGCGCTAAGGCTGTTTCGGTATTGACGGCAACGCCTGACTTTGTCGGTCTTGCGCCGAACCATCCCCATGACCACTCCGGCGTACTTAACAGATTGCTCCGTTGGTTTTTTGGGGTGAAAACAGCCCTTATGTTATCTAAGATACTCATGCGCTTGTTTGTGGCACAAAATTGCCGTAATTCGTAGCGCGCTAAACGATTTTTTGTTACCTGAATAAAAAAGCCCGACAAATTGCCGGGCCAAGTGTTTC